AATAATATAAATAATAATATAAATAATAATATAAATAACACTATAAAGAAAGATGCTAAAGCATCTAAAGAAAATCCGGACGGATTTTCACAAGCCGATTTTTTCAACGAAGAAAAAACAGTAAAAGCGAGCGTTAAATTTGGATTCACGCCGGATGCGTTAGACGTGCGTAAACAAGTAATTGAAAAAGTTGATAACTATTTTGATAAACTTGTATTTCCATTTGAAAGCGAAGATTTTAAACGGAATTTTTATATACTGATGTGTCAACCAAAATGGAGAACGTCGCAAAAAAGTTTTTCCGCTATACAAGCAAATTTAAATGGATTAAGTAAATACCCGGAAGAATTTGCGCTGATTCTGATAAAAGAAAGCATTTCAAAAGGTTGGGCGGCGTTAGAATATGATTCAACCCCCGAAAAATACGAAAAATGGGAAAAAATGAAACGTTCCGTAAAGACAGAGCAGCAAAGCAGCAAAGAAATTGCGGATATGATGAAGTATTTAAACAATGATTTTGATTGATATGGGAGCTATTGAAAAAAAAGAAAATACGGCTTTAGAAATATATAATACCAAGCCCGGAACAAAAGCCATTGAAGTACGCCGTAGAATGATGCAATTGCCGGAGGTTGCCAAAGCATTAAACCCAGTTGAAAAATATGTTTTCGCAGCGTCAACAAAAACACCAATTGCGGAAATTGACGATGCAAAATTAGTTGAAAATCTTTCGTTGTTGTTTAAGCGTATAGCAATGGACGTTGGTTATATAATACCACAGAATGAAAATGATTGGAATTATATACAATCCCGGTTGTTGGATATTCTGAAACGTTATCACTCTGATATGACGTTGGCGGATATTAAGATAGCTTTTGAGTTGGCGACGACCGGGGAATTAGACGAATTTTTGCCGAAAGATAAACACGGGAACCCGGATAAAAATCATTATCAGCAATTCAATGCGGATTATCTTTCAAAGATATTGAACGCATACAAGCGAAAACAGAACGTCGTAATTGACAAAGCGTTTAAAGTATTGCCGGAACCAAAAGGCGAAATGACGCCGCAGCAAATACGGCAATTTGAGATACAAAGACAATGGCGGAACCGTTATATTTTCCTTTGCTACAAATACACCGGGAAATTAATATTGGGGCTAACTGATGATATGTTTTTGTATGAATGGTTGCAAAAATGCGGGTTGGCTGATGATGTACAAGTTAAAGAGGACGACCGCAAAGAAGCGTTTGCCCGGTATATGCAGCGTGTAGCCCGTGGAATGATAAACCAATATACAGCGTTTCAAGTTCGCCGAAAAGGAACCGAAAGCCCGGAAATTGATTTTACGGCGTTTGAGGTTGCCCGGAAAAAGGAGATTATAAAAGCATTTGACCGGATGATTTCCGAGGAAATGCAAGTTGATAACTACATGAAGTTTTAAATATGGAACTATTTATTGTTTGCTTTATAATTGGCGTAATAGGTTATTTTACAAAAGCGGGAGGATATAAAGATGAAAATTGAAAAATGTGGAAACATAACATTAATAAACGGGGATTGCATGGAGTTTATGCAATCCCAAAGTGATAAATCTTTTGATTTGGCAATTGTTGGCCCGCCATACGGAATTGATTACGCTGCAAAACCTGCAAGGTCAAAGCATGAAAAAAAGAATTGGGATAATGATATACCAAATGATATTTATTTTGACGAACTTTTCAGAATTTCTAATAAATGTATAATATGGGGTGGAATTATTATAAATTGCCTCCATGCCAATGTTTTATATTTTGGTACAAACAAAATCCGGTTCCTAACTTTTCAGATGGTGAGTTTGCGTGGACTAATTTTAATTGCCCTGCAAAATGTTTTGATTATAGATATTATGGAAATTTACAAGGTAAAAGTTCAGTCAAAGAAAAAAAGATACACCCCACACAAAAACCAATAATATTATATGAATGGCTATTACAAAATTTTGCAGAACCCGGTCAAAGGATATTGGACACGCACGGCGGAAGTATGAGCCATGCAATAGCCGCATATAAATTGGGCTTTGATTTAACTATAATTGAAAAAGACCCGGTTTATTATGAACAAGCAAAGAAAAGATTAATTGAGTTTCAAAGACAGCAAGTTTTATTTTAATTATGAAAATTTCAGCAGTAGCGGGAATTGACCCCGGAACAAGTGGGGGCATAGTAACATGGCGACCAAACCACAATATAACCGCCATAAAAATGCCGGAGGATATAAACGACATAAGAGATTATTTGAATCATTTGAAAACAATATGTTCGCCAATTGTTTTTCTTGAAAAACTAAGTGTGCGCCCGGATGATATAACGCCGGGTGCCGATGGCGTCAATATGGGAAAGTTGTACCGAATACAAAAGATGATGGCAAACTTTGAGCAGTTGAAAGCAATCATTTCAGTTTGCGATGTTCCGTTTGTTATGGTGCATCCTATGAAATGGCAAAACGAATTGAAGTTGCGGGCAAAGATAAGCCGGAAAAAGGAGGAAAAGAGCGAGCGAAAACGCAGATACAAAGAGATTGCCGGGAATTTGTACCCGGAATTGAAACCGACATTGTGGAACGCCGACGCCACGTTGATAATGCACTTTGGACGATACATTTTGCGCAACAACCCCGGTTGGGTGCGTCAGAATTTACCAAGCAACATGCACGAACGTTTGTTTTAGCCACGTAGAGCGATTTTAATTTCAAAATGGATAAAATATACATGGAAGAAGAAAAAGCCCCGCAAATCGAAAATCCGGAAAAAATAAGTATTCCGGATTTTAAAGAATATGAAATTGATAGAAACGGAAATGTGTTTAGAAATGGAAAGTTGATGAAACAGCAAACAAACACATACGGTTATAAACACATTCATTTAAGTATTGGAGGGAAAGTAACCACATGTTTAGTTCATAGACTTGTTGCAATGGCATTTATTCCAAACCCGGACGGTAAACCATGCGTTGACCATATAGACGGAAATAGAAAAAATAATTCTGTTGATAATTTAAGATGGGTTACTATAAAAGAAAATAATAATAACCCAATAACAAAAGAACGTATTGGATTATCTAAAAGCGGAGAAAATTGTCCTTTTTATGGGAAACGTGGCAAATGTTGTTTACATTCAAAACCTTTGTTTCAGTTTAAGAACGGGGAATTGATAGGTTATTTTGAAAGTATTGATGAAGCATGTAAAAAATATGGTTACGACCATTCTTTAATAACAAGATGTTGCCAACATAAAGTTTCAATTGCATACGGTTATGAATGGGAATATGCCTTTGATTATTTTATTGAATTAACAAAACAATTGCGTCATAATCAACACAGATATTTTGCCCAACGCAGACCGGAAATATTGGAAACGTGTAAACGTTTAGAAAGTGAAGTTGATGCAATTGTTGCTAAAATAACAGATAAACAAATGAGGCTATTTTGATTTATGCCCGGAATGTATAACGTTCCGGGTTTGTTGTTTTTTTTTTGAAAATAAAAAGAAAAAATTTTGGTGGTTAAAATATTATGCGTATATTTGCAGTGTCAAACAACGAAAGACCCCACAGTCTAACCAAAATGCAAAAAGACTGTTGAAAGATTAAGTTCGTAAGAGTAGAAAGTAAGCAACGGTATCTACAAAGGGTTAAATGATGGTTCGGTAACCGATTAAATGAAGCTATAAAGCCAAAATCTTTCAAAGTATGACAAACACCGACCGGGCGTTTTCCCGGAAAATAAAACCGAGAGTATGGATACATTAGAAACAGCAAAACAGACAAAAACGGCTTATTTCATTGAGTACGTTTACCCAATCGACGCATACGGCAAACAGTCGTTTTATTTTCAGTTGGTACGAACCAAAGATTGTGCGATATTATACGCCAATGAAAATATAAATAATGTTTTTATAGCGTGTTGGAAAATGGATATTTCGCATAAAGACGTAACGATATGGTAACGGACGAATTGGGAGCCGTTCGCCATGCAATGACGGCAAAAGAGTTGGACGACCTGTATAAGCGTTTGGAAAACTTTATTGCCGATTGCACCCGGTCGGAGGTTGACGCCAACCGGGACGCAATAAACGGCGTTTTGACGTTGGTACATAAACGAATGTTAGATTTACAAAATAAGTAGTAACCGCCGGGGGCAACCCCGGCATAAAAAGAGCGATAAAATGATTATCAAAAAATTAGAGTTGTCGAATTTCCAAGTAATTAAGGAGTTCAACGCAGATTTTGAGGGTAATGTATATTTCATTACCGGGGACAATGAGTTAGGAAAATCCACGCTATTAAAGGCAATCGGGGCGTTGTTGACCGGGAACCGGGACGCCGTGTTGCGTAATGGCGAGGACAAAGGGTTTGCCAAAATGGTTGTCGGCGACGACGGCGAGGAATACGACGTTGAATTGCGGTTTACCAAAGCCAACCCCCGTGGTACGTTATCAATCAAACAGAAAACAACCGGGATGCGGTCGGATAACGTAAGTATGTTGCAAAAGGTTTTCGGATATACGGATTTTGACGCCGTGGAGTTTTCCCGGTGGTCTGAAACCGCCGAGGGTCGCCGAAAGCAAGTGCAATACGTCCGGGCATTGTTGCCGGAGAATGTGCAAAAACGTATTGCCGAGATTGACGCCGAGGTTATGACCGTTAAGGAGAAAAGAAAGGACGCCAACGCCGAGGTCAAGACGTACACGACCATTTGCGCCGCCGCCGAAAAGCAGTTGAAACCGGGCGACGTCAAAACGTATGCCGAGAAAATCGACATTGCCGATTTAATGGAGGAACAAAACGAGAACGCCCGGTTGATTGAGAAAGCGAAAACCGTGCGTACCGCATTGCAAACCCGGACGGAACAATTGGAGGCAATCCCCGGTCGTATCAAAGCCGCCGAGGAAACCAAGAATACAGAGATTGAAGCCGCAATAAAGTATGAGGCGGAAGCCCAAGCCGAATACGACCGGATTGTTGCCGAGGCAAAAAAGGTATTGGAAGCGGCAAAGAAAAAGAGCAAAGCCGATGCGAAAGCCGCCGCCGACAAATACGACGAAACATTGGCGCAAATCCAAACGGATAAAGCCGATCACGAAACCCGCAAGAACAACGCCGCCGCATGGTTGGCAAAGTACGAGGAAAACAACCCGGAGAATTTGGATACAGCCGAACGCCTCAAACAAGCCGAGGAACACAACAAAATCAATGCGTTGGTTGTGGACTATCTGACGAAGAAAAAGCAAAAGGACGCCGCCGAAAAGGTCGCCCAAACCCACGAAAAAAAGTTGTCGGATTTGCTCAAAGAGCGGGAAACCCTTATTGCGAAATCGGAATTGCCGATTGCCGGGTTGACGTTCACGGAAGACGGGTTGGAGTTAAACGGTGTGCCGTTTGTCGCCGGGAAAGTGTCGGATAGTCAGATAATGGAGGTTGCCGCAAAATTGATTATCGCAAGCAATCCGACCGTTAAGGTATTCCGCATTGCGAGGGGCGAAAGTTTGGGCGCAAAACGTCTGCAATCCCTTATCGAATTAGCCCGGAAAGAAGGGTATCAAGGATTTATAGAGGAAGTCAAGCGAGGACAGGACGATTTAATTATTGAGGAATACAGCGAACCCGAGTAATTAACCGGGGGCGTCGGCTCCCCGGCGTCCCTTAAACAAAACAATATGGAAGTTAAAGAAATGACAATTGCGGACGTGTTGAAAACACCCGCTTTTTATAATAATCTGAAAGTGGTTATTTCCGATTTGGAAAACACCCGCAGAAAAGCCGGAATGATGGCGGACGCACCATTGAAGCGGCACCCGATAGACCGTTTGCAGGAACGAGGAGTTTTTGAACCGGGACAAATGACGGTATTGTATGCAAATGCAATGGGTAAGAAGTTGCAGGGATATTCAAGCAGCGAAAGAAAGTTTATATTGGAAGTTGGCGGCGAAGCGTTTAATATTACAATGAAACAATTGGTTGACCAAGAAAAGAAAGACAATAGTACAGAATTGTTTGTTAAATGTTTGGATAATGAAAAAAAGAGAGATAACAGCAACGGGGATGATTAACAACAACGGCGGTTTGCAAATGTATATGGGCGAATTAAATCAATTCTTTGCAATGCACAAAGGTAGCCGCATAATCGCCCGTTTTACCGTTGCGTCCCCCGGTTCGTCGGAGGCATTGAAAGGGTATTATTTCAATTACGTTGTACCAACGTTTAGAACCGGAATTTGGGAGGCGGGCGAACGTCTGACAGATGAACAAACCGAACGCCGATTGCGTGAGTTGTCCCCGGTAATGTATGAGCAAATACCGAATATTGAAACCGGGGAATATGAAACCCGGTTGCGTAAAATATCAGAGTTGAGCAATGCGGAATTGATAGAACACATTGAGCATTTAAAACAGATTGCCGCCGAGGAATACAGCATATTTATTGACGACCCAAAAAGTTTTTAATTATGTTTTGTAAGTGTAACCAACCCCGTAAATGTTACCCGTTGAAAGATTGGCGGGTTATCCGGTACCAATATACGCCGCACGGATATAGCCGGGTTAAATGTTTGAAATGCGGTTGCGTGTGGATTACACGGGCAAATTATGTTGAACAAACGCCCAATAAAGACGGGCAAAAAAGATTTTTTATTATGAAAAAAGTAACATTGAAAGACAGCAAAGGAAATGAGATAAACGACATTATGAAAGATGTTTTGACGTTCGATTGTGAAACAACCGGGTTGCCCCCAAAGGGCGCAAAATGGGACGTTGATTTTGCGGAATTTCCAAATATTGTGCAATTGGCATGGGCGGTAAACGAAAAGGAACGTTCATTTATCATAAAGCCGGAGGGGTGGGAAATACCGGAGGCCTCAATTGAGGTACACGGAATTACAGCAGAGAGAGCAAACGCCGAGGGCGTCCCATTTGCTGACATTATAGACGAATTTTTGGAGGATTGCAAAAAAGCCCGTTTGTTGGTCGGACATAACATTTACTTTGATACGTCAATTGTAAAAGCAATGATATTGCGCATTATGGGTCGTGAATATTACGACGCAAAAGCGGAGGACGCATTGTTTAAGGGCAAACGAATTGATACGATGATGAAAACAATTAAATTTGTTGGCGCATTGTATGCAAACGGACGTCCGGGCAAATATCCGAAATTGGAGGAACTTTACAACAAGTGTTTCCCCGGCGAAACATTCCCGGCGCATGATGCGTTGGAGGACGTGAAAGCCTGCAAACGTTGTATTCCGGTTTTGGTGGAAAATGGTATTATAGAACTGAAACCAAAAGAATATCCGGCGGAACAATTGAAGTTTAACCCGGAACCGGAACCCGCAAAGACCAAAAAGGTAAAAAGGGAAGTTTTAGTTCACGACCCGAAACCGATATTTGCACCGGATGCAGAGCCGGAAAACAAGGTTGCAAAATTGTTAAATGAAACAGACTTTTAAATTATGAACGAAAAAAAAATGTGCATTGATTGCGTGGATTATCCGGTATGTTGTTTGTCCGGTCGTTGTGCTGATGATGAACCGTGCGAGTATTTCCAAGAAGAAACCGACCCGGAGGAACCGGGAGACAATAAAAATTAAAAATTATGAGCGAAAAAAAACAAAATGTTATGCCGATTCCTACAAAGGAAAAGTTTTCATTATCGAAAGTAAAGTTATTGAAAGATGGCGGGTTAGACGTACATTATGAAGTAACGGAAGTTGTCGGAAATGAGAGTTACACGAACAAATACCATGTATTGAGTGCAAAAGACATACACCCGGATTTGCGTCATTTGTTTAATGATTTGCGCCCGATTATGGGACGTGTATTCAACATAACGTCATTTAAAACCATGATGGCAACGCCGGAGTTTAAAGCAACAAAGAAACAAACAGATATTGCAGCCGCATTTGCGGAAGAATGTTTGGACAATATAGAGGTTAGGGGCGTTTCTTTGTCCGGGCAAGATGATAACGTAGGCGTCGTTTTAACCGGATTGTTTACCGTATCAAACAATCAGAAAACAGCAATCAATACCCCACGAATGAAATATAACGTTGAAACGTTCGGTTTTGAGGAAGAGTTGGAAAACATTGTTTGCGATATTGAAAACGAGGTTTACGAATTTCTGTTTGAGGGCAAAAAGGCGCAAATGGATTTGTTCGGGGCTGATGGGGAACCCAACCCGTTAGTTTATGTAAATGATGCAGACAACGAAAATGAAAATGATATGTTCCCGGAAATGGCAGACCCGGCGGACGATACAGACAATAAGTAATGGAGCCAATATTGTTGACCGAGCGTTGCGAATATGAATATTGCGTTGCACGTGGTTACGAACCGTTATTGGATATTCGTAATTTTCGGTTAGATATACGGTTGCGTGTTGAGTTACAACGGGAAGTGTTCGGGAATTGCGTTTTAGGACGTGGCGACATTCCCGTTGCCAACCAACGGTTTTTCCGGTGGGTTTGGGAGCATAAGCCGCACAGATGCGAAGAATGTTTAAAGCCGTTACGGAATTATTCCGCCGTTTATTGTTCGCATATATTGACCCGTGGAGCGTTTCCCGAAATGGCGCATGATGCAAGAAATATAAATATACTATGTTTTGAACATCATTCATGTTGGGAGAATGGGGATAAAACGAAAATGCGTATATATCCGGGCAACGTCCGGATTATTGAATTGCTTAAAAACGAATACAGAAGTTTGAAAATATGAGGACGAAAAAAAGAACACCCGATTACGGGGCAATTTCCCGCCGTTCAATCCAAAATGATTTTAAAAGGGTAAAAAGGTACCCGGAAAGGGAGAAACGCCCGCAAATCGAAAATCCGCCCGAAATAAATGCAGAAAGACGGGTTTTGTTTGTTAGTGAAAATTCAGCATATTACCGATACCGTTCTTTTTTCGTCGGTAAATTGGTAAGACTAATAAAACAATCAAACGTCGGCGGTTGGATAGTTGGATTTGTTTACGACGAAGACCGGAAAGCGATAAATCATGCCGCCGGATGGTCGGATATGAAAAAAGAATATTTGTTGGATGGTGTAAAATTTAAGTAGATGAAAATCAAAAAACAAACCGGATATAAAATTGTATATTATACGTTCGTGGCGTTAACGGTTGCGTCATACATTTGGACGTTATGGAGTATTGGAAGTTGGATTTTTAAAGCTATATTTCTATGAGTGTAAACAAAGTTATTTTAATGGGTAACGTCGGAAAAGACCCGGAGTATAAAGATTTCGACAACGGCGGTTCGGTTGCGCAATTCACGTTGGCGACAACTGACAGAGCATTTAAAACGGCAAATGGTACAGAAGTACCGGAGCGCACCGAATGGCACAATATTGTTTTGCAAAATGGATTGGCAAAGATTGCAAAAGAGTATGTAAAAAAGGGCGATAAACTTTATATTGAGGGGAAAATAAGAACCCGCAGTTATGAGGACAACAACGGCGTAAAAAGATACGTTACGGAAGTTTACGGGTATAATATGGAGATGTTGTCGCCAAAGAAAGACGGACAAACAACGCAGCAGGGAGGCGCACCAACACCGCCGCCGCCAATTCCCGACCAAAACAAAGATGATTTGCCATTTTGAGAATGAGGAACGAAATTAAAATTCAAATCCAGGAGGGTTCCCGGCTGATTGGGATACGGATAAAGGGGCGAACGGTTATTGTTTCTTTTGAATACAATAAGGAGGACGCAGCCGTTCCGGAGCCGGAACCGATACGACCAATTGGTTTTGCCCATTACAAGGAACACGCCGGGAAAGATAAAAAATAAAGTTATGCAGTTTAATAGCAAAGAATATAACCCCGAAAAACACGACCGTTGGCGTGCGTTGACCGTCAAACAGCCATACGCAAATGATTTGGTAACGGCGGCATACAAAGACGAAAACGGCGTTGTTTACGGGCGAAAATCAATTGAAGTTAGAAGCAAAAAAACGTCATACCGTGGCGACGTTCTTATTTGTTCGTCGGCAAAACCGGTTTATCCCGGAATGGAAAGCGGCGTTACTTTGGGATTGGTTGAGTTGTACGACGTGAAGCCGATAAAAGAGTTTACGCCGGAGGATTGGGAAAACACCCGGATTCCAAAGGAAAAGAGGGCAAAAATAACAAAGGGTTTCGGATGGATGATGCGCAACCCAAGACGTGTTGTTGAAATGCCAATTAAGGGGCAATTGGGTATCTATAATCTCGTATATACCAAGGGCGAAATAATACAATACCCCCGGAAAATGGTAATTGACAAAAAGAGTTGGGAACAGATAAAAAAACAGATAGAGAAATGAAAACAATCGGATTCCATATTGGACGTATCGGGTTTTATTTGTATCTGCAAAGTTTGTGGAAGTATAAGCAATTTTATTTGACGCCCGGAGTTATGGTTGAGGGCGTAAAAGGACATGACGTTTATTTAGATATTGAAATTAAATTGCTTTGTTTTTCCGTTGGTTTCCGGCTGATATGGATAAAAACCAAAAGAAATTATTAACTTTGTAATGTAAAATACTAAAAACGTGAGCGATGAAAGAGATAACAAAAATATTGCCATTAAATGAGGCGGCAAAGTTTCAAAAATCCGCAGGCAAATATGATTGCACAATTACGGAATTGGCGGTAATGGGAGCAGGGAAAGCAAGAATTTCAATTTCCGGAACAGAGGAAAATTTGGATTTGTTGGTTAGTTCGATAGAAAATGAGAATAAAGAAACCACATCCGTTTGAACCCGGGCGTGAATATAACCCCGGCGAACGTGCAGTTTACCGGGGTATGGTAATAATTGCGGAAAGATGGGTTAAACCGTCTGATAAACTGATTGAAAAGGTTGGCAATTTTGTATGTTTGAGTAGATGCGCATGTTGCGTTATCCATAAAGACGATTGTCCGGCGGTTGGGCTTAAATGTTACAGAACAAGCCGGAGCGATAACAAAGTAATATATTTCAGAAAATTGTATAACATAACAGAAAAAAAGCGATGAAAAAGATATTTCAATTAATAGTATCAATCCCGCACGATAAATTATTGCATATTATAGCGGGAATGATTGTTGTAATGTTGGTTTGCGTTTGGTTTCATTTATCGGGATTCCGGGAATGATTGCACGTATTATCGCATTGATAGCAGTAATTTTAACCGGGGTATTGCGTGAGGTTTACAACAAAAAACACGGAGGCGTATTTGATAAAAAAGATTTGTACGCCACAATTTCCGGAGGACTGATTGTTTTATTATTAACCGTTTATTAATTGGATATGGAAAAAAGAAGTTTTATTCCGTTTGATGCGGAAACGTTTTTGATGATTGAAGATGTAACGGGAACAGAACCGGAAGTTACAGAGAAAGAAAATTACTTTGAACTTAAAATGTACGCCCCGGACAAAGAGGAAAGAATAATTGAAGCCGCAATATATGCAGTTCAAGGCAGATACGGAAAAAGAATAAAAGACGTAAGGACGATTAAAGAACAAAACCTTTTGCGTGGTGCAATATTCTTTGTTGAATACAAAAAAGGGGCGGGAAATTTGCCAAATGAGTTGCGCACAAATTTAGGTATGCCGGACGAAACCGCCGGGGATATTTATTGCCGCCGATTGTTAGAAGTTCGTGCATTACCCGTAAAGCGTGATAATTGGGAAAAATTGCAGATTTTTACCGGAGGCGGAATAATGCAGATTCCGAGAACGCCCGGAGGTTTGGCGGTTTATTCATTCCCGACCGAAAACGGCGTAATGTTGGACGTACCGGAGGGAAATTTTATTGTATTGACACCGGACGGAAAATTTGGCAAAATGGATATGCAAACGTTTATGGCTAATTTTGAAGAAAAAGACGCCAATACCGCCGGATTGACCTTTGACGAAAAGAGATTGTTTGAAAAGATGAATAAACTTTTCGGCAAAAACTTTCAAATGAGATTTTTAAAACTTACAGAGGAATACCACGAATTGTTTGTTGTTGCTGATGATATGTTGGTAAATGGAATAATACCGGAAAACACGTCGGAAATTATAGACGAGTTAGCAGATTTGAACGCCGTATTGTTCCATATTGCAGCATTGTTTGGATATTCCCAAAAAGAATTGCAGGAAATGGCATATACTAAAATTGCAGGACGTGAGAAAAACCCGGAATTTATGCGCAAACACCCACACAACAAACCGGAAAGCCCGGTTTGCGGTAATATGCAGCAGGAAACCGCCGAACAATACAAACATTTTGAGAACCGTTTTAACAAAAGACTATGACAAACGAAGAAAAAGAAGAATTAAGAAAAAAAGCGTTGTTCCTTACAAATACGGCGTATCTTTTGGCGGACATGGCACATACATGCGTTTTTTACGCTGATGATAAATTAAACCATTTAGGCAAATGCTTTGAAAAGGGCGAAAAAATGAGATTCAAAAAAGCCGCAAAGTTGACAAAAGAAGCATTTAAAGCCGTCAAGGAAATAACGGAACCATTGTATAATATTACCGACGTTGATAATGCGTGTATTGATAGCGATTATCTTTTGGAAGTTATTCAGTTGGTAATAAACAGAACCGACGAAACCGAGGAAAGCAAAACGGCGATGTTGGAATACATAAAGAAGTTACCACAAATTGAACATATAGAAGTTTAAGCGTATGAAAAAAGATTTTAAACAAGAACTAACCGAACTTATTAATAAGTACAGTTTAGAAAAGGAAATGAGAGATACCCCGGACTATATTTTAGCCCAAGTTTGCGTTGATGCGATGGCGGTATTTTCGGAAGCAATCGCCCGTCGTGACGAATGGCACGGATTCAGAAAGGCGGACGAAAAGAACGCAAAGGACGCAAAAAGAAATTACCCGGAGGATTGCAATATTTGCAAAGACCGTTTCAAATGCGCCGGTTATATGAAAACGCAGCCATTTGCAAATCTGATTCAGCGAATGAGAAAGACAAACGACGAAGAAGAAAGAAAGGCGATTTGTGATTTTGTAAAGAACGCATTCAAGGCAACGTTGCCAAAGAAATTGGAAGATATTCCGCAGGAAGTAAAAGACGTTGCCGGAGTATTGGAAAAGACATTGGGCGCACGTGTTGAGATACACCGCATAGAGGTACCCGAAAGAAAACGCAGATTCAGAAAGAAGCCAAGAAAGGAGGGCGGAAATGAAACCCGTTGAGTTTCCCGGCGTGAACGTAGTATTTGCGAAAGACCAACCGGAATACGTTCCGTTGCCAGCAATGAAAGTATCAAACGACCCGCAGGGGCTTATAATTACCAAATGGCAGTTATCCCCGGAAGAATTGGAGAGAGTAAAAGAAACCGGAACAATACATTTGTCAATGCTGACGTTTAACCAACCATTGCAACCCGTATTGTTAACCGTAGATTTACCAACAGAAAAATAATAAAGTTATGGATAAAGAAACATACGTAAAAAGAATGGCAGAATTAGCCGAGATAAAACAAAAGGCTTTGGAGTACAACAGAAAGGAAAGAGAAAAAGCCGCAGAAAGTTACATAACAGAAAATTGTCCGTTTAAAAAAGGCGATAGAATAAAATACAACGGAAAGCCCGGAAAGATAGAAGTTATCAAGGCAGAACACAACGGCAATTTTTCGTATGAAGTTAGGTTTGACAAAAAGGACGGTACGCCGTCAGTTAGGGTAACAAGTATTTACCCATTGTTGAAAACCGACAAAATGGAAAAAGAATAAAAAACGCCCCGGAATTATAACCGGGGCTTTGCCGTTTAGGTACCGGAACGAAAGAAAGCCAAAATAAATCCCGTAGGGCGACGAAAATACAAAAGACAATAAAAGTATCAAGGAACAAACGAAACCCGCTTAAAACGAAAATTCCCCGAAAATAACAAGCAAAGGGAAAGCGACGTTTGAGAGGAAAGCAAAGTAAATGGCTTTGCTGTTATAAAAAGGTTTGAAAAATGGAAGCGAGTAAAAGACAAAGGGGCGGACGCCCGAAAATGTGCAAACGAACAAAAGACCAAAGGGAGTTTGATTTGGCTTTTTGTTCAAATCTGTTTTTACGTGGTTACACATATAGGGAGATTTCGGAAAGACTGAATGAGGAAAACGCCCGGCGTGGCGTCGGTTATACCATAACAAAACAAATGGTATATTGGGATATGCAACAATTGCTAATTGAGTGGAAACGTGAACGTATGGAAAATATAGACGATTACGTTACGCAGGAATTGCGAAAGTTGGATAAAATGGAGGTTGAATTGTGGGAGGCGTGGGAACGTTCAAAGACCGGGAAATTGCGAGAGAAAAACAGACAGAACGCAAAGCCCCGTAAAGTGTTGGAGGATGGCGACAACCCGGAATATTACGGGTATGAGGAAACCACAACGGAAACGTCCGCCGGAAACCCCCGGTTTTTGGATTTGCTTTTGAATGTGCAGCAACGCCGGGCAAAGATGTTGGGATTTGATGCGCCAATAAAAGTTGATATACCGGGAATAAAAGAAAGTATAAATGGCGATGCACCGAAATACGATGTATCAGCAATCCCGGACGACCTATTGTTTGCGGTCGCCGATAAATTGCAAACAGCAGAATATAAAAAACAATTAGCAGAAAAAGGAGTAATTGACGATGGTACGAACAACAAAGAATAATATCAAGAAAAAAGATGAACCGAAACCCGTACACACGTGCGGGAATTGTGGTTGGGGTAAATATTATTACGACCATTCAAATTTGGATATGGACGGGAACCCAATTTGTTTAAAATGCCCGTTTGTCGAAAATCGCAGTATAATACGTTCGGAAAAAGCGTGCGACAAATGGAAAATGAAACAATAAATTGGTTGTTTTTTAAGATTTCCGGTTTTTAAGTCAGAAAAAATACGGGGGTAAGACAAAAATATATGGTTTATTTTTAAGAATTAAACAAAATGGATAAAGAACAATTGCTTAAAATGTATGCAGCATTGAAAAACAACCCCGGCGAGATAGTAAAAGCGGCGGCACGCCATAGGCTGATAAACTTTGCCCGGTACATGCAACCGGATTTGGCTTTGGAACCGTTCCACGTCGTTTATTATACGCTATTGGATAAGTTCGCCCACGGGGAAATAAAAAAAATGATTGTGCAAATGCCGCCCCAGCACGGAAAATCGGAGGGTTCAAGCCGAAAATTACCCGCTTTTATGTTAGGATTGAACCCGGACACAAAAATTTGTATTGGTTCGTATGCCGCCACAATTGCAAGGGATTTTAACCGGGACGTACAAAGAATAATTGACACCCCAAAATATCGGGAAATATTTCCGAAAACCTTTTTGAATGGTTCAAATGTGGTAACGATGGCAAACACGTATTTACGAAATTCTGACGTTATAGAAATGGTTGGGCATAAGGGTTCGTTGCGTGTTGTAGGTCGTGGCGGTGCGTTGACGTCAAAGACCGTTGACGTTATGATTATGGACGACGTTTACAAAGATTATTCAGAGGGTAACAGCCCGATTGTACGCAATGCGGCGTGGAAATGGTACACGACCGTTGTAAAAAAGCGTTTGCACAATAAATCGCAAGAACTGATTGTATTTACCCGATGGCATGAGGAAGATTTGATTGGTAAGATTGAAAAGGGAGGCGAAAAGATTATTGATATTAAAAGTTGGGACAGCATTAAAAATATTCCGGATGGTGCATGGGTTCGCATAAACTTTGAAGCGTTGAAAACCGGGGAACCAAACGAGATTGACCCAAGGGAACCGGGGGTGGCTTTATGGGAGAGTATGCACAGCCGGGCAAAATTGGAGCGTGAAAGAGCGTTAGACCCAATACAATTTCAATGTTTAGACCAAGGAAACCCCGGAAGCGCAGAGGGTAGATTGTACCGGAACCCGTTCAGAACGTACGTTGACAAATCAGAATGGGGAACGTTCGTGCGTAGTGGTAATTATACAGACGTGGCAGACGAGGGCGACGACTTTACATTTTCGGCGTGTTATGACGTTTACAAATCCGGTAATGAGGCATGGAACGAACAAAAGAAACGGTTTGAACCGATTTTGTATGCGCTAATTACTGACATGGTATTTACGCAGGAAAATACAGAAGTAACAGCCGTTACCGTCCCGGAAATGATAAACCGTTGTGGAACGCAAAAAGCATGGATTGAAAGTAACAACGGCGGTGCCGGGTTTGAAAAGTTGATACGTAAAAAGATAAAAGCGATTTCCGAACCATTTTACCAAGGTGCCAACAAGGAAAGCCGCATTATAACAAATTCGGCAAGCGTCAACGCCCAAATCATAATGCCGTTAGGATGGGAGGAACGTTTTCCAAAGATACATGAACACGTAACCGGGTTTTTGCGTGATTTCCCAGCAAATGAGCATGACGACCCGGAGGACGGTTTGACCGGAATATATGAAAAGGAATTGGCGGACGGCGATACAAGACCATACAGCCAAGCAACAAGGGGAATTAAACGTCGTAACTAGCATTTTATTTCATATATGCAAGGATTTAGCCGAAAATATTATAACTTTGCAATAAGTAATGGGGCAAAGGGTTAGCCCCCGGAGATAATAACAAAAGTTTTAACGTTAAAAAATTAAGATTATGGCTATTTGTAAATGCCCGGCAGCAGCAGTGTTGCCAAACATTCCAAACTTTACGTGTGCCGAGAGTTTCGGACAGATTCAGAAAGTAGCGTTTCAGAGATTGTATAAAAGCACCGGAGAAAAAAATTCATTTACCAATACGGCGGGTATTGGGGAAAAAGCGTCATGGACGCCGTTGTTATCGGCAGAGGACGACACGAAAGTTGTTGTCTCCCCGTATATCCAAGCACCGACAGCAGAAGCAGGCGCACCCCGTACGTTCGGCGGAGGAAACGAAACGTTGGGCGGTATTGAGGAAATTATTGGACGTGAGCCAACCCCATTTACGGCGGTTATGCGTAAAATGCCGCAATCACTGATTAAAGCATTGAAAGATTTGCAATGTGAAAGCGATTCCCAAAATTTGGGGGTTTATTTGTTTGATGAAAACGGCGCAATTGGTGCATTGCAAGACCCGAAAATAGCAACAACGCATTATCCTATTCCAATTCGTTCTTTGTTTATCGGGGATAAAACATTGGGAGGATTTGAGGCACCCGATAGCAACGCAATACAATGGACGTTTTTACCTAATTGGTCGGATGATTTGGCTATTATCGTACCGGAAGATTTTAACCCGCTAACAGACTTAAAAAATGCAGCAGGGTAAACAAACAATAGTGACGTTGGAAAATGAAACATTGAAAACGACACGAGATTTTGAAGTTAGCCACGCCGAAAGACTTTTAAAAATGCCAAATAACGGCGGTTGGCAGTTACCGGAAAATAGTAAATTTGAATTTGACAAAGAAAATGGGCTTAGATATAAGAGAAATAAAAAAGCAGATAACGGAGCCACGGAACAAAGCGGCGATAAGTAGGGCGATTTACCACCAAAACCGCATACGATTTCATGCGGAAAAGGCGTTGACGCCATACATTACGCAACCCGTGACCGATTTTTTGGCTTATGTTTCAAACCTTATACCCGCAGACAAATTCAAAGTGTTCAAAACATTGTTCCGTTACCCCGTAAAGACAAACGAGGTAACGGGCGTTTGTTTTGATAAGTTGAGCCGCATTTTTGACGGTCGTAACCCGGCGTTCAATTATCAGTTTATGAACAGCGAACAAAGGGACGATTGGGAGTATTACAGACAACACGTATTGGAAGAACCCGAAATTTGGAGCACAAAGGGATGGGAATATTTCAAAACCGAAATTAACAGCGTATTAATTGTTGATTTGCCAAAAGAGCAATCCCCCGGCGATAATTACCCGCAACCGTACTTTTATTGGTTGCCAATAGAACACGTTATTTCATACAAGGCAGACAAAACAACGGGCGTTATGCGTTGGATAATATTCCGGCAGGACGACAACCGTATTGCCGTAATTGACGATGAACGATACCGGGTATTTACCGAGGAAAAAGGCAATATTGGCGAATTGCTGATTGATAGCCCGCACGATTTGGGATATTGCCCAGCACGTTTTTTTTGGAACGAACCATTGAGTTTGAGAGAACCGGACGTTAAGGCGTCCCCGTTAACAACCGAGTTGGAAAGTTTAGATTGGTTCCTTTTTTATCATTTATCAAAGAAAAATTTGGATATGTACGGGTCGTACCCGATTTATTCCGGATATGAACAAAGTTGCGATTTTACGAACGGCGAAAACGGCGATTATTGCGACGGCGGGTTTTTGAAAGATAAACAAGGCTATTATAAATTAGACCAAGCGGGTTTATTGATGCGTTGCCCGAAATGCGGAGATAAACGAATTGTCGGGGTTGGTTCATTCATTGAAATTCCGGTACCGGACGGCGACAAACAGCCGGATTTGCGCAACCCGGTTCAGATGTTGACCGTTGACCGTAATAGTTTGGATTATAACGTTAGCGAGGAAGAACGGTTGCGTACAAACATAATTACGGCGGTTGTTGGTACCAACGAGGAAATAACAACCCGTGAAGCATTAAATGAACAGCAAATTAAAGCCAATTTTGAAAGCCAAAGCACGGTATTAAACCGAGTAAAAAAAGGCTTTGAGGCGGCGCAAAAGTTCGTTGACGAAACCGTTTGCCGTTTGCGTTATGGAACAATGTTTATTTCGGCAAAAATCAATTATGGCACCGAGTTTTATTTGTCTGATGCAACCCAATTGCGAGAACGTTATAAGATGGCGAAAGAAAGCGGAGCAAGCGAGGGGGAATTGGATGCGCTACAAAATCAGATTATCGAAACGGAGTACAGACACGACCCAATACAAATGCAACGTATGTTAGTGTTGGCAGAATTGGAGCCGTACCGACATTTGACACGTCCGGAAGTATTAGAATTGTACGAAAAACAGCTAATTACCGAGGATGAATTGCGCATTAAATTGAATTTCGCTAATTTTGTGCGTAGGTTTGAACGTGAGAATACAAACGTTTTGGAATTTGGCAGCCAAATACCATTTTCCAAGAAAATTGAAGTAATAACAAAAAAAATTTATGATTATGCGAGTGAAAGCAGAAACAGAGGGTAAAACAAAGGACGTCGGATTGTTGGACGTTACCCCGGAAAATTTCATTGTTCCAAAAGGGGAAGAAAGTTTTTATCATTGTCGTATTGAGGTTGTAAAATTCAACCAAGAAACGGGCGAAAGAATTTCACGACCACGTATGCAGGTTTTCGGAAAAAAGTTCTTTGAAACATTCGGATTGCACAATTTGCGAAAAATGGGTTATAAAGTTGACATTATGCACGACCCGAACGTTTGGGAGGCAGCGAACAAAGAAAAGATTGAAGCCAGCAAACGAGCAAAGGCAGAAGCAGCAGCAAAGGCGGCAGCAGAAGCAAAGGCGGCAGAACGTGAACAAATGAAAGCCGAAATTATTGCAGAACTGACAGCCGCCGGAGTTATCCCAGCAGAACCAAAGAAAGCCGGACGAAAACCAAAAGCCGAAAAAACAGCAGAAGCAGAGGAAGCGGCAGGCGATAGCCCGGAAAACAACGAGAATATTTAACCATTAAAAATTACGAATATGGCACAGATTGCACAGCAAGACAATTTGGTTATTGAAGTAACCACAACCGCCGCAGCATTGGACGGCGACACAAAGAAAAAGTTGATTGAATGTATTGAGGGCGGAACAATTACCGACGTTATTTTGGTAACAAAAGAGGTTGAAAAGAAAATCAGCCATGCACGTGTTGTTAGTTGGTTGGTTGACACAACCGGGGATTCCCCAAAATACACAATTGATATTATTAACGCAAACAGCGGAGCAGTAAAAGCAATCGCACTTAATTAATTCAAAGGGTAAGAATATTATGTTAACGAGAGAAATTTTAGTTGCAAATGCGGCTTTGTCGGGATTGTCTGACGAACAGATTACAGCGATAACAGCATTATCGCAGAATGACGAAAACAGCGTTATTGCCAAGAAAACGGGCGAAATTTACGGGGCTTTGGATGCCGATATTTTGGAGGTTTCCGGTATCGCTAAAAATGGAACCGAAAAAACGTATGATTACGCAAAACGTGTAATGGGGGAAATGAAAACAAAAGCCGATGGCGCAACCGGGCTGCAATCGCAGATTGATTCATTGACCAAGGAAAAAGCCCGTTTAGAAAAGGCAATTGCCGATGGTGCGGCAGATGCGGAAACCGTGAAAGCATTGAAGCAGGCAAAAGCAGATTTGCAGAACGTGACAACGCAGTTTACCGAGTTGACAACCAAGTATGAGGCAGAAAAGGCAAACCACGAAAAAGAATTGTTCGGAGTAAGAATTGACAACGCATTGCAGACAGCCGCCGCCAGGCTTAAATTCAAAGCAGGATTCCCGGAAAGCGTAACAAAGGTTATTTTGGCGCAGGCGAGCGAAAAAGTAAAAGGCATGAACCCGGAATATATAGACGACGGAAACGGCGGAAAGGTTTTGGCGTTCAAAGATGCAAGCGGCGCAATTATGCGCAATCCAAACAATCAGTTGAACCCATTCACGCCTGCCGAGTTGCTGACAAAAGAATTGGAAACGATGGGAGTATTGGAGCAGCAAAGACAACAGCCAGGAGGCGGCACAAATACGCCCGCAGGCGGTGCCGGAGGCGGCGGAATTACATTGGACGTAAGCGGAGCCAAAACGCAATCAGAGGCGTACGAACTTATTACAAAACAATTGATGGCGCAAGGTAAAACGGTAGGTTCCAAAGAGTTTGACGAAGATATGAGAAAGGTTTGGCAGGAAAATAGTATTAACAAATTGCCGGAGAGATAACCGGGTAATGGGTAAACCCGCATTTAATAACAAATTAAAATAAAAAGACTATGAGTTTAATTGCAACAAGATTACAGAATTGGCGAGTAGAAAACCCGGAGTTAGACCGTAATATGACCCGCCCGTGCGAGTATGGCGCATTAGATTTTTTCATTGAACAGACCAACGCCGGAAATTCCATTTTGTCCCCGAAATTGCGTGAACGTGCGTTTGCCTCAATCGGAAATACGGTACAAGTTCCGGTTATCAATTACGATGGCGACGTTACGGTTAGCAACGTTCGTACGTGTGTTATCCCGGACGATGAAAACACGTCCGCACTTTATACCGTGGTTTGGGCGACATATTCCGTCGGCTTTACAATGGTGCCAACGTTGTATATGAACAACGAAATTTCGTATGACCACGATTTCAACCGCAAAATGGAAAAGGTTTGCAGAGCGTTTGCAAATTCGTTAGACCAAGCAGCCGTTGCAGCGTTGGAGGCAGGAAAAACCCAAGTATTGAAAGACAAGTTGAATTACAATTTCGCTGCAAACGTTATTGAGGTTCCAACGCAGATGGCAACCGAAATTATGGGCGATATTAACCCGATTATGCGTGCAAATTGTTATCCGGGTTTGGTTCACGTCGTAGGTAACGCCGGAATTGACAGCCTTATTAAAAAATTGGCACAGCACGGTATTTATAACGACGTAAACAAGCGTATGGAATACGAAAATAAAGTGTTCCATTATACAAACAACGTCGTAAATGAAGCTAGCAAAAACGGCACATTCTTTGCCGTAGAGGATGGTAACGTTGGCGTTTTAACACGTGTTGACCGTGAGGCGTTGAACCGCACCCGTGCGAATTTCCACGAATGGGACGTTGTACGTTTGCCGTACATTGATTTGCCCGTTGGTTCGCACTATTACACAACAGTTGGCGACCAGTCACAGACAGCAGGCGCAGCGAGTGCCGATATGACGTGCAACGTGAAAGAATATTTTGGATTTAGCGCAGACGTTGCGTTTGTAATTGCTTACAACAGCAACCCAACAACCGTTGCAAATCCGATTATCAAAGCGCAGATTGCAGCACGTGCGGAAAATGTACCTTTGGGTATGCCTGTATATGTAACCAACGCCGGGGAATTTCCCGCCGGAGGTGCGGGCGCATAACGCCGGAGCATAACGAATTATTTAACCGAGGGGACGGGGTGGTTATCCCCGCCCCCTTATTTATTGCAATCTTAATTCCTAATATGGGAAATAAATGGGCGTTTTTATGATAAGAATAAATGAAATATGCGAAGCGTTAAAAAATGTGTGCGGGTGGGAGCAATCATACGACCCGGCAAAGGCGATAGACGACAATTTAACGCAGACGGAAAGCGGGTTGTATTTTCAAGGTGCGCACCCGCTTTTGACGTTGGATAATATGGAGGCGATTATGCCGGATGATTGGGGAATACAATACCCCGTATGGGATGCGCTGACGCAATGGAAACAAAACAAGGTTGTGCAGTATGGTAATGATACAAACGGGAACAAATTGTTTTGGAAAGCGAAAGCGGATAACGTAGGAGAGGAACCAACGGAAGATTCTTTGTTTTGGAGCAAATACAACATTCTTTCGGACTTTTTGGAAAGAATGACACGCAACGGGATTGCAACCGCAATTCAGACATTTACCCAAATTAAGCAGTTGGATAAAGAAACACGTAATTTGTTGGAGCGAAAAACGTTCTTTGATGGTGCCGGACGCATACGGGCGACGTTGCAAAACAATCATAAGTTGGTAGGATTTGAAATTGTCCCGGTTCGTGCAATGGGAGTGACGGCGAAAATTGAAAAGATAGGTTTGCAAATGACCGGGGGAACCGGGGTTGTTAGAATGTATTTGTTTCATTCGTCGCAGATAGACCCAATAAAGACTTTTGATTTGAATTTTACCGTTACAAATGGCGGTTTTCAGTGGTTCCCGTTAAATGATTGTTATTTGCCGTATATAAGCGACAAGAACAACGCCGGGGGGTCGTGGTTCCTTTGCTACAATCAAGACGAATTACCCGCCGGAATGGAAGCAATTAACGTATCAAAGGATTGGAGCCGGGAGCCGTGCGGAACGTGCAACATGGGTTCCGTTGAGGTTTGGCGAGAATTGACAAAGTATTTGCAAGTAACGCCGTTTATGTATAATGCGCCGGAAACGTTCGCAGAATACCCGGAGTTGTGGGATATTGCATACACGATGTACACACGAACCCAAAATTACGGGCTGAATTGCGAAATTACTATTGGATGCGATTTAACGGATTTCATTATTTCCCAAAGGCAGATTTTCCAAACGGTAATACAAAGACAAGTTGCTGCAATTGCATTGCGGACGTTGGCAATGAACCCCAACGTAAGGGTTAACCGCAATCAATCAAACGCAACCCGGATGGATATTTTGTATGAGTTGGACGGCAACACGTCCGGCGTTCGTCCCGGCGGTTTAGGTTACGACCTTAAAAAGTCTTATGAGGCGTTGCAAATAGATACGCAAGGGTTAGACCGTATCTGTTTAGCCTGCAATAACCGTGGGGTAAGATACAGAACCGTGTAATTATATAATTCAAAGGGAAAGTTGTATATAATTTCATGTAAAAGTTGTATTTATGAAACGGATAACCGATTTGCGAAAAAGGGTTGCGGATTTCAACGAGGCTTTGACGTCCGGGCGGATAATACAAAACATTATATGGGACAATGAGTCATATATAGTTGATTTGAACGCCGAGGAACAATTGTTTGAACAAGGTATTAACCGTTTGGGCGTCGAAATTTCGGATTATGCACCATACAGCCCCGTAACAATCGCAATTAAAGAGGCTAAGGGACAGCCGACAAACCGGGTAACGTTACGGGATGAGGGAGATTTTGAAAGTAGTTTTTATTTAGAGGTTGGCGACAAACAATTTGAAATTAAGGCGTCCGATTTTAAGACAGAGGATTTAATAAAAAAATACGGGCGTCAGATATTAGGATTGACGGACGAAAATATTGCAATACTGATATGGCAATACATATATCCGGATTTAATGGACGAAGCAAAAAAACAAATTTATGGCAAATAAGGTAAAAGCCCCGGTTGTTGACAACCCGGAATTGTTAGACCGGATTATTGGGAACATTCAAAACGGATTGGTTGATAATTTGCCGTGGTTGGACTTTGCATTTGGCAGGGCGGAAAGACTTGTTAAAATGAACGCAAACCAAAAACGCTATTATACGCCAAACGTGTATTCCGGGAAAAACGAATATATGGAAGTTTGCCCCGATGCGGGTATTGGTAATTTCTGTTTCTTTTGGGTTGACGACCCGCAAAATATCAGTTGGGAACCCGGAGTTGATATTGGCATAAAAACGGCGTTTTCGATTATCTTTTGGTTTGATTACAGAAAGATATACAACGATGCAAGCACACGCAACAAAGAGGATTTGAAGCGGCAAATATTGGACGTTTTGAACGGCGGTTTTTTGGTGCGAAATGGAAGTTACAGAATAAACAAAGTGTACGAATTGGCGGAAAACATTTACAGGGGCTTTTCGTTGGATGAAATAGAAAACCAATTTTTAATGCACCCGTTCGGCGGATTCCGGTTTGAGGGCGAATTGAGTATTGGAGAAACATGTAAATTGTAGTATATGGAACATTTTATTTATAACATTATTGTTGTCGCATTAATAGCGGCTTTTGTGCTGACGTTATTACGCAAATGGGGCGTCATTGAATGGGTACAGATTCACGGGAACGATTTCTTTTCAAAGATGTTTAATTGCGATTTCTGTTTGTCGTGGTGGACGTGCGTTTTGATTTGTTTCTTTGCGTTGATATTTACCGGGAACCTCTCATTTTTGGGCGTTCCCTTTTGTAGTACAATGATAACACGTGTTTTATTATGAAGAATGTACAAATAAAAGGAATGAACGTTGAGTTGTATGATTCAATCGATGATTTGCCAATTATGCGTTTCCACAAGTATAACAAAATGCTTTTGGTTGACGCCGGGGTTGGTTCCGATTTGTCGGATTTTGACCGACATATTGAAAAGGTAATACGTTATTTGAACAGCCCAACGCCAAACATGGCAACCGTTGAGTTGGAAAATATGCGCCAAAACATATATTTCATTCAATCCGAGGTTTCCCCCCGGCATTTGGCTTTTGCCGTGTTGGTTAAATCAATAAATGGTAAACCCCGAAATGATTTGTCAGATGATGGATTGCAACAAACAATGAGTCTTTTTAAAGACGTTGCAAATTCAGAGATAACCGCCCATTTGGAAGCGGTTAAAAAAAAAATAGACGATGAATTGCGTTTGTATTTTCCCCGGTTGTTCGATGATGCGACATTGAAAGAGTATTACGATAAATTGAAACAAAGAACGATTGTTGTATTACGCACAATAATAGACGGTCGGGCAACCGAGGCGGACGCAAAAGAGATTGACGACATTACGGCGGAGTTGATAACCTATTTCAACCCGCAGACGTTTACCGGGTCGGAAAGCGTGGAAATTAGGCATGACAGACAATTTGAAAATATGTGTTTGATATTGTCCCAAAATTTGCATGTTGACCCAAAGAAATTTACCGTTTTGGAATATTACAACGCATTTGAGTATATCAAGGAACAAGCCAAAAAAGCAAACAAACAAAAAAAGGTAAAATAAGGCGATTCCCGGCGTTTTTATTTTTAGGCGATAAATTACACGTTTGAGAAAAGAAAATGCAACAGACGGGAAATTTCCCGTAAATGACTAAATAATCGGCGTATGGCAGATAATAACAACCCAATCAAATATTCGGATTTAATAAGCCCGGATAATTCGATTACAGATTTGATAAAACAATTGGATGAACTTTCGGACACATATACAAATGCGCTGAAAAATATCAAAGCCGAAGCAATACAATTGGCGGAGATTCTGAAAAAGGTTTCCGGCGCAACGGAGGACGGGCGAAAGACAACCAAAAAAGCCGCAGACGATGCGGAACGTTTGGCACGTGCGCAACGTGATTTGGCGTTTGCAGAAAGCGAGAACGCCAAAAAGTTAGCTGAGTTAAAATTGGCACAGCAGGAAGCGAACCAAATTAATAAACTGATTGTGAAAATAAATCAATCCGCCGAGGGTAGTTATAACCGTTTATCGGCGCAATATTCATTGAATAAGATTTATTTAAACAACATGACTAAAGCCGAACGGGAAAACACCGAGGAGGGGCGAAAATTGGTTGCGCAGACCAAAGAAATATACGAAGAAATGAAACGTTTGCAGGAGGCAACCGGAAAATTTCAATTGAACGTCGGAAATTATACGGAGGCGTCCGACGCAATTATTGCGTATGGCGACAAACTAAAAGAAACGTTAGGTTTAAATAGCGCATTTGGCGAAAGTCTTTTGGCGTTAGGACGTGGCGGGGCTGAAAGTAAAGCAGTTTTTACAGCTATTGGCGACGGGGCAAAAGCATTGGGAAAAACTTTGTTGGGATTACTTTCAAACCCGGTATTTTTGGCGATTGCCGGAATTGCGGCGGCGGGTGCGGCGTTCAAATGGTGGTACGATTATAACGCCGGGTTAGTTGAGGCAACGAGATTGACGCAACAATTTACCGGGAAAAGTGGCGATGATTTGAAAGCGTTTAGAAATGAGGTGCAAGCCGTCGCCGATTCATTCAACGCAGATTTCCGGGAAACATTGATTGCAACAAACGCATTATCAAAACAATTTGGTATTTCTGCAAATGAGGCATTGCAATTGGTTAAGGATGGGTTTTTAGCCGGAGGCGATGCGAACGGGGAATTTTTAGACACGTTGAAAGAATACCCGGCATATTTCAAAGAGGCGGGAATATCAGCAGACCAATTTGTTGCAATTGTTACCCAAACAAACAAAATGGGTATCTTTTCAGACAAAGGCGTTGATGCAATTAAGGAGGCAAATTTGCGTTTGCGTGAAATGACGACGGCGACGGCGGCGGCTTTGGATGGTATTGGTATTTCGTCGGAACAAGTTCAAAAAGATTTGCAGACCGGAACCAAAACAACGTTCGATGTTATACAAGACGTTTCCGCAAAATTGGCAGAATTGCCGGATAATGCGGCAACGGTCGGGGCTGCAATTGCAGATATATTCGGGGGGCCCGGAGAGGACGCCGGATTGCAGTATTTGCGCACGTTGAAAGATATTTCAACAAACATGGATGAAGTAAAAGGGAAAGCCGGAGTTTTGGCGCAATTGCAGGAGGAACAATTGCAAAGCCAAATTGAGTTGCAAAACGCATTATCCGGGTTGTTTGACGCAACCGGATGGAATTTTGAAACGTTGACAACGCAGGCAAAAGTTTTTGTTAACCAAGGATTGACGGCGATAATAAAAGGGGTTATTGATGTTGTCAATTACTTTATTGAGTTGTACAATGAAAGTGTTTTGATACGTGCCATTTGGAACGGTATAGTTGCCGGATTTAAAACCACATTTGACACGTTGGGAAATTTGTTTGGATTCTTTATTGATATTGTCAAAGCAACCGGAACCGCATTAAAGGGAGCGTTTACGTTGGATTTTGACGACGTTAAAAAAGGGTTGTCAGATTATGCAGCCGCATACGGAAATTTGGTAAAAGCACAAGTAAAGGACATTACCCAAAATTTCAAAGAGGGGTTGGATGATATGCAAAAGAAAATAAAGCCGATAACAATCCCCGTTTCCGTAGGAGATACGCCAAAAGAACCGACCGGGAACAAACCCGTAACAACACAGAACCCAACCGTAACGCCGAGGGGTAAAAGCGATGCGGAAAAGGCAGCAGAACAGCAAGCAAAACAAATTGAGGCGGCATATAAAAAGAATTTGGAAGCAACCCGAAAATTGCAGGATGCACAATTGCAGTTGGAAACCGACGAATGGGCAAAGCGTCGCCAACAAACGCAATATCAGTATTCCCGCCAAATTGAGGATTTACAACACCAATTGCAGACCGAAAAGGATTTGAACGAAACCGGACGTCAAGCGATAAACGCCACAATTACGGCGTTGGAACAGCAACAAACCGAGGCGTTATTGAAAATCGAACAAGACCGACAATTGCAGGAATTAGCGTTACAGAAAGAAAGCATTGAATTACGTTTGCAAGCAGTCAAAGAGGGAAGCGAGCAGGAAAAACAATTGCGGATGCAGTTGTTGGAAAACGAAAGACAAACCGCATTATTACAGAACCAACAGAAACCGACCGGGCAACAGCAGGACGCCGCGGCGATTAATGCAAGTTTTGACGCAAAGGGAGCCGGAATTGCGGACGAATATTTGCAAGCGCAATTACAGATATTCGACCAACAACAAGCGTTGGCACAATCGGAGTTTGATTTGTTGAGAAATTCAGAAGCCCGGAAAACTCAATTCCGTTTGCAAGCAGAAAAGGAACGTTTGCAAAAGGTTTTAGAATTAAATCAGCAAGCCGCCAATAAATTGTCTGATGTTGAGGTACAAACAATTCAAAACACTATTAAAAAAATAGACCAAGAAATTGAGCAATCCAAAGGGGAGGAACGAGGAACAGACATTTACGGTTTGTTTGGGCTTAATTTGGACGACGACCAAAAAGAGGCAATTAATACGTCTATGCAATACGCATTGGATGCGTTAAATACATTCACGGCGGCACGTGTTGCCGCAGCAGATGCAGCCGTTGAGCAAGCGGATAAAGAGGTTTCCGCCGCACAATCGGCGTTGGATGCAGAATTGGAAGCAAGGGCAAACGGGTACGCCAATAATGTTGTACAAGCGCAAAAGGAGTTGGATTTGGCAAAGAAAAACCAAGAAAAAGCGTTGAAAGAACAACAGAAAGCGCAAAAACAGCAGGCAGCAATACAAACATTGCAGCAAATCGGAAACATGGTAACAGCAACGGCGCTGATATGGTCGCAATTAGGTTTCCCGTTTGCAATACCTGCAATTGCCGTAATGTGGGCGAGTTTTGCAGCGTCTAAAATCAAGGCGGCGCAATTGGCAAAACAGACCGGAGGAACCGGAGGAACGGAAACATACGGCGACGGTACCGTTGAACTTTTGGAGGGCGGTTCGCACCAAAGCGGAAATGATATTGATTTAGGAACGAAACCGGACGGAACCCGCCGGCGTGCCGAGGGAGGCGAATTTTTCGCCGTGATAAATAAACGAAGTTCACGCCGTTTCAGAAAGATAATACCGGACGTTATCAATTCGCTAAACAATGGTACGTTTGCACATAAGTATTTAAAATCCTATTCAGACGGCGACGGTTTGACGTTAAACGTTACCGGACAAAGCCCGGATTTACGCAATTTGTCGGATGATGTAAGGGAAATTAAGGAACAGAACCGACGACGGGTTTACGTGGATGGCGACGGAAATACGATTGAAAGTTACAAGAATTTGAAACGTAAAATAAAAAGACTATGACACCAAAATATAGATTCTTTTTGCAGATAGGGGAGGACGGAACCAAACAAACCGTCCGCCCCAATTATAAGGATGATTTAACGTTGGATTATGAGTTGGAAACAAATCAAAGGTTTTACCGGGCTAAATTGTCCGGTAAAATAAACTTTGTCCGTGCTGATTACGATATTATCAATAACGCCCCGTTTGATTCTGAATTTTTCCTATATATCGAAAAAAGCGATGATTGGGGACAAACATACAATCAATACTATAAAGCAAAGTTTATGAAAACGGATTGTACGTTTAATGATGATGATAAATTGGTTACGGTACAGCCGGAAACAATAGACCAATACAACGACGTTTTGGCAGGATTGGAAAAGGAATACAATTTAATTGAGTTGGCCCCACAAATCGAATTTCTTACAATAAGAAAACGCCCATTGATACAAATATACGTTCCCGGAGATAGTATTGTTTCGTGCTTTTTGGGCGGCACGAATTGGGAACAAGACGCAAATGCCACGACTGACCAAAACGCATTAATACAAACCTATCATTTTGCACTATGTAATATTTTGAAAGAAATACAAATTACGTCGCAAGGTTCCCCGGCGGTAATATCCGGGCTTTATGTTGGGCGGATGTCGACGGGTGTAAGTCCTGATGAATTTATGGGAGATTTATACCCGGAATTAAATGTAAATTATTATATCCATATTGCACAAAAACTAGTTGCGGGTGGGCTACCTATTGGGCTAGCAGGTGTTGAGATACGCCGCCGTTCTGATGATGTGGCAATGTTCCGGTTTACAAAGATAACGCAAGAACCTTTTGATACGTTGGAATTTGATTTAACCGCCGTTGAGGGTTCCGGAGCAACGGGTACGATGCACGCCGATATGAAAAGTTATAATATATACGCCCGATATTTGGTTGATGTTGATAAAATAGACGATTTAGATACATACCCGTTGCCGTCCGATGATATTGTAGATAATAATAGAAATTACCGCCGGGCAATTGGTTACGCAATCGACGTGGCATTTATATCTAAAAATTTTTCAGATACGCCGACCGAGTGGGGATTAGCCGACAGTGGAAAGTATTTTGCGCCGCCTTATTCCATATATGGACAAACGTTTTATCCAATCGCCCGGTCAACGTGGCGTTATGCGTCGTTATGGTTTGGGTTTTATCTGATGGATTGGATATTAGAGGTAAAAGCCCGAAAAGCATATACTTTGCGTGATGCGTTTACATTGTCGTCATGTATCAATGTGCTATTAAAAGAATTTGCGCCCGGAATAACGCATGAAGCGACGCCGGAATACAGCCAATTTCTTTATAACACAAACAATCCTATTTCCGGGCAGTCATTTAAGTTGCTAATAAGTCAGAAAAGTAATATCATTAATGGAGAATATCAGACCCCGGCGCAAAAAGCCCCGGTTACATTGCAACAGATTATGACGATGTTACGGGATATTTACAAATGTTATTGGTATATTGAGGACGGAAAATTTAAAATTGAACAGGTAAGTTGGTTTAGAAATGGCGGTTCGTATGGATATAACCCGATTATTGATTATAATTTAACACAATTAGAAAACGTTAGGAACGGCAAAAAATTAGCTTTTGCAACGTCTGAATATTCATTTGACAAAGTAGAAATGCCGGAACGTTATCAATTTGAGTGGATGGATGATGTAACAACACCATTTGAGGGTTTACCAATAGAAATTACGTCCAAATATGTAACAGCCGGGAAAATTGAAGAAATTAACATATCAAATTTTACGTCTGACATAGATTTGATGTTGTTAAACCCCGGTGCAATTAGTTCCGATGGATTCGCATTGTTTGCAGCAGTTACGCCGTCCGGCGGCGGACAATTGGAATTGCCTTTCACAAGACAAACCGTTGATGGCGTAGAATATTTTTTGCAAAATGGATATTTAGCGTTTATCAATATACAACCGACATATTGGGTTTATGATATGCCCGCACGGAATTTCAAAATAAATAATTCCCCATATTATGCTATGGGAGGATTGGAACGTAAAAAGAAACAAACATTGAATTTCCCGGCAGGAACCACAGACCCAAACCCGATGCAGTTAGTTAAAACATATATCGGTAACGGTCAAGTTGATAAACTTTCAGTAAATTTGTGTAGTCGAAACATTAAAGCAACGTTGAAATATGATACAGAATAACAATATAAGCGTATTACCGTGGTACACGTCAATAAACGAACAGAACCACAGAAAAAGTTACGCATACGGCGCAATTTACCCGTTATTTGCCCCGGCTGATAGATTGTTACCGTTTCAGATAATCAGAAACACACGGTCAAATAATGTTACGTCAGTGGTATTGTATGAAAAGACCGGAAAGCAAGTTGCAAACATAACAACGTACATGAAAGAAACCGGATTGCAGATTGTCCGGTTTCAAACGTTGGGTTATGATGTTATATTGTACCCGTCAATTTTACCCATGCCATTAAATCAGTTGGACGGAATATATTATATCACGTTATCGGATGGCGTGCAAACGTGGTATTCTGAAATGTTCACGGTCGTACAAGATGTTTCCGGTTACTTAAAAATACAATGGTGGGATATTGAAAATTTGGTATTTGACGCCGGGCAAATAGTATATAAAAACCCGGATTTCAAAAATACGTTGTACCTTTGTACAGAGTTGGGAAAACCGGATTATGAATTTGAAGAGGACGGCGAGGAAAGGGACGGTTATTTTTTCCCGGAAAAACAAATTTCGGTAAAGACGTTCAAATGTACTATATTGGCACCGGAATACTTATGCGATGTTATGCGTTTTATTCGTATGGCTGATTATATACACATAACGGATAAATACGGCAGGGAATACGATTGCGACACGTTTTTAATTACCCCGAAATGGCAAACGCAGGGGGATTTGGCGAGCGTGGAAATTGAGTTTAAAACAAATACCGTCGTCAAGAAAATAGGACGTGGCTATATGATAGCAAACAAAGGAGATTTTAACGGCGATTTCAATAATGATTTCAACAACGATTAAATTATTAAATTATGGGAAATTATGAAGAATTAAAACAAGCGGTTTCCGATGTTATAAAAACAAATGGGAACCAAGAAATTACCGGAGCAATATTGCAAAATGCTTTATTGACTATTATTTCAACAATTGGAAATAATGCAACATTTGCAGGAATTGCAACGCCGGAAACAAATCCGGGTACACCCGACCAAAATGTTTTTTATATTGCGTCTAGTGATGGAATATATTCTAATTTTAATGGAATTACATTAAAAGGGGAATTTGTTATATTATCAAATAAAAATGGTAATTGGGATAAATATAATTCGGGCATTGTTACAATGGAAAAAGCTATTAACATAGAAGTAAGACAAATAGTAAAAGAATTATATTGTGATAAAACAATTCCTAATATAACTAAAGTTGAATATTTAAGATTGTTCAACGGTCCTCAATATAAACAAATATTTCTAAAGGATGCAGAAAAAAATGATATTGATGCTATTTCGTTAACACTAGATGGGACAATACCTAGAGGTTTGTATAAAGGTTCAAATTCTAAAATTATATATTATATAGATAATTGGGATTTGTTACCAGATGGAGATATATTAGTTAAATATAATTTAGGAGAAACCAATTTTGATATTGAAGCAAATCCGAATATTAAAAATACTTTATCAAAATCTAATTACGCAACTAACAATGATATAATTAATACAATAATTCCAGAAATATATTTGTATGAAAAAAAAGAAGTAAATAAAATATTGTTGAAAGTTTTAGACAATAAGGTAACTATACAAGTATTTTTATATTATAATGATGATTTAATAGGTAGTGTTGGATATTACAATTCGGAAATACCTCCTAAAGTAATTAAAATATCCGATAGTAGTAATAATGAAGTAGGGAAAATTGCATTAAATTATAATGGATTGAAAAATTATGTAGACGGTACGTATACATTTAATGTTGTTTTTGATGATGATTTTGCAAGTAATATACTTAATTTCCCTATTATATCATCATTGTATCCTGGTTTAAATCCCGAAATAAAGCCGCTTTTAATTGAAAATCCGGCTTTATATACTGAGGTTTCATCTGACCCAATTATAAATGCTGTTATACCCGAAATGATATTATCTGATAATATAGATTATAATTTGGTGAAAAGAATAAGATTAGTAAACGGTCCTCAGTTTAAACAAATATTCCTACAAAATGAAGATGGAAGTATTAATTATGATGCAAAAAGTATTGTAACAGATGGTAGTATACCCAAAGGAGTATATTATGGTGAAAATTTAGGGGTAATATATCTAATAAATGATTGGGATAAATTACCCGAAGATGTATCTATTTATAATGTTGCATTGTCAAAAAAAGTAACTAGCATAAACTATAATTCAAATCTAAAGGAACTTTTATATTATGAAAACGTTCCGTCTGATTCTTATATTATAAATAGTATATTAAAAGAAATATACTTAAATAATGTTTGTTCTTATGATGATGTTGAGGGGATAAGATTAGTTCGTAACAATGAAATGTTTTGGCAAATATTCTTTATTAAAAATATTGTAAGCGATGCTAAATATGATATTATAGCGGCAGCCTCAATATATAAAGGCGATAAACTTTCCGATGGCGTTTATGATGTGCAAGGAATAAAGGTGTATGTAGATGGTAATATGTTTTCTAACTTTTTTCCTCAAGGGAAAATTGCAATAATTAGATGTTCTTTAAATGAGAAAACAAATAATAAGTATAATTGGTGTAAAATAAGTAATTATGAATACGGAGAAAAGAAAGAAGTTCTTTGGTTAGGAACGTCTATTCCAGCAGGTTCACCGTGGGGAAATGGATATCCTAAACTAATAAGTAATAGTTTAAATATAAAAATAAACAATAATGCAATCGGCGCATCATTTATTACATATTCAGCAGAAAAACCATCATCTTCTGACGAATCAGAGGTATATAAATGTTTTTCATTAACACAAACAAAAGAAGAAAAAGAAGAGTTGTTTGGAGATGTAATTGTTAATTGGTCGGAAGAATATAAATATCAAGCGTTAAACTTCGGTTATGATAATCTTATAATACCATATTTAAATGGGACTAAAGGGAATTGCGATATTGTTATATTTGACCATGGATGGAATGACATTAATAGAAGTTTGCGTGCAATGTATGAAAAAATAAATGATGGAACTATTAATGATGAATATATGCAATCAAGAGATAGAAACACATTTATTGGTGCATTTAATTTCCTTTATGATAAAATGCTAGAAGCAAATCCAAAAGTAAGAATTATTATAGCAGGTTATCACGAAAATGAATCTAATAATTACGTTGGTCCTGAAAATAATAAAAAAGCTATTGGATATTATGGTAAAGAAGTTTGTGCCGTACAAGAATATATTGCTAACTATTATGGATTGCCATTAATAAGAATGTGGGAAAAAACAAATTTTACATTTAAACAAATAGTACCCAATACATCTAATTATTTACAAGATATGGGCTATACAAGAGAGGCTTTTGTAAAGGATAGTAATGGGAATATATCTTTATTTGATTATTATCATCCCGACGGAATACATCCTTATTCTAGTGAAAAAGATAGAGGAGCTATGGGAGAAACATATTTAACTAATATATACATACAAGAATTACAAGGCTTTTTCCAACCAATAATAAAATAATAATTATGGATAAAATTTTTAATTGGGAACAATGGCGTATTATCGCCATTACCACGGTTAGCCCGTTATTTGGGTATTTAACCCCAACAAAAGGTTTTGTTTATGCGTTGGTAGTAATGTTTGCGTTCAATATTTGGACGGGAATGAGGGCGGACGGTGTGGCGATTGTGCGATGCAAAAACTTTTCGTTCCGTAAGTTCAAAAACGCATTGTGCGAATTTCTGTTGTATCTGTTTATCGTGGAGGCGATTTTTGTAATAATGAAAAATTGCGGCGATGAAAATGCGGCGGTTATCGTGGTAAAATCACTAACATACGTGTTTATGTATGTGTATTTGCAAAATGCGTTCCGCAATCTGATTATTGCGTACCCCCGAATTTTGGCATTACGTATTATTTACCATGTTATCCGTTTGGAGTTTACAAGGGCTTTGCCGTCGCATTTGCAACCGATAATTGACAGATTGGAAAAAGAATTTGGGGACGACCCCGACAAAAACAATAAAAAGAAAGGAGAAAACGAAAATGAGTAAATAAATAATTATATTTGCAACGGGGATAGGCGGAGTAATTAACCGGCCGAAAGGGCAAGCCAACAGCCCGTCCCCGTTTCTTATTTGTTGGCAGTTCTTAAAAGTTGGCAATTATGGAAAATGAGATTTGGAAAGATATTCCCGGATATGCAGGGATATATCAAGTTAGTAATTATGGGCGTGTAAAGTCTTTGCCTAAAAGTTATATTATTTGTAACAAGTATGTTGTTACAGCAAAAGAAAAAGTGTTGAAACAACGTAAAGTAAAAGGTTATAAAATTATAGAATTAAATCATAAAGGAATTGCAAGGCGTTTCCCGGTTCATGTATTAGTTGCAAAAATGTTTATACCAAATCCAAACAATTATCCCGAAATAGACCATATAGACACGGATAGGGCAAATAATAAATTTTCAAATTTGCGTTGGTGTACACATTCTATGAACATGAATAACCCAATTACAAAGGAAAAAATACGTAATATACCAAGAATAAAAGGGAAAGAAAATCCATTGTTTGAGGGGAAAAGCCCGGACGCAAAAGCAGTAATTCAATATGACATGAAAAATAACATTGTGGCTAAATATAACAGCGTACACCAAGCAGCAAGAAAAAACGATTTTAGTTATAGTTGTATTGCAAGGGTATGCAGAGGCGAAAGAAAAACATATAAAAAATTTAAATGGAGTTATGAAACAGAAAGTAATTATTCTTGATGGAGGTCACGGCGTGGATTGTGCCGGGAAACGTTCCCCTATTTGGGGGGACGGTTCACAATTGTTAGAATGGGAGTTTAACCGTGATATTGTACGCCGTATTGCGGCGATGTTGAAAGCGGAGGGAATAAAGTTTGAAATTTTGGTACCGGAGGACAACGACGTATCATTACCGGAACGTTGCCGCCGTGCTAACGTGATATATGACGATTGCGGGCAGAACGCCGTTTTGTTTAGCGTTCACGGGAACGCCGGAGGTGGCACCGGGTGGGAATGTTACACAAGCGTAGGACAAACGAAAGCGGATGCAATCGCAACCGTTCTTTGCGAAGAAGCGGAAAAGGAGTTTGCCCCGGACGGTTGGAAAATGCGTTTCGATTATATAGACGGCGACCCGGACAAAGAAAGCCAATTTTATATACTGAAACATACGGTTTGCCCGGCGGTATTATCCGAAAACTTTTTCATGGACACGGAGAAAGATTGCCGTTTTATGATGACGGACGCAGGGCGTGAGCGTATCGCCAAAGTACATTACAATACAATAAAACGTATCTTATGAAAAAATATCTAATAATAGCGGCAATTGCTTTGGCGGTTGCCGCCGTTGTCACTATATGGGTGCAACGTTCCCGGATTAATCAGTTAACCGGGGAAAGGGACAAATACAGAACCAACACGGAAACGTTATTGCAGGACGTTTCCCGGTACCAAACAAAAGATAGTTTGAACGCCGCAAAAGTTGGGGTTTTGGAACTGAAATTGTCAGAGTTTGAAAAATACCGGGCGAGCGATGCGGAGTTGATAAAGACGTTGCAGACAAAGAACCGGGAGTTGGAACGGGTTACAACAACCCAAATGGAAACAATCAACGAATTGCGGGCAACCGTCCGGGACAGCATTGTATATTTGCCCGGAGATACGGTTACGACCGTTGTACGTTGTATTGAGTATTCCGACAAATGGGTTGACTTTGACGGATGTATTATAAATAATACTTTTTCGGGCAAAATTATAACACGGGATAGCCTTTTAATAACGGAAACAGTGCAATATAAGCGTTGGTTAGGTTTTTTATGGAAAACAAAACGGATAAAAAATCGTGAATTTGACATTGTTTCAAAAAATCCACATACAAAAATTACCGGATTTGAGGTTATAACAATCGAAAAATAACTATATTTGCGGCAAACGGGGATAGTTCGGAGTAGCTACCGGATGAAAAAAGATGCAACCACTTTTCCCCGTTTCCCTTTTTTGGTTGCTTACTTAAATGGTTGTATAATGGAAATTTGGAAAGATGTACCCGGATATATAGGGTTGTATAAAGTGAGTAATTATGGGCGTATAAAATCCGTTAAGAAACAATTAGTTTTGAAAACATGTGGTTCCGGGAATAGATATAAAACCGTTGCTTTATGTAATGGGATGCGCAAAACGTTTCGAGTACATAGATTAGTTGCGGCGGCTTTCATTCCGAACCCGGACAACAAACCATGTATCGACCATATCGACGGCGACCGAGCCAATAACCATGCGGACAATTTGCGTTGGGTTACATATTTGGAAAACAATAATAATCCTATTACGAAAAAGCGATTGAGCGAAAATAACGCAAAAAATATGCAAGGTAAAGAGGGCGTATTGCATCCAAATTCAAAACCTGTTAGAATGATGAAAAACGGGGTTTGTCTTAAAATATACCAATCTATACATTTAGCCAAAAAGGACGGGTTTAACGATACACTAATAATCCGATGTTGTAAAGGGCGTATGAAAAAACATAAGGGTTATAATTGGGAATACATATAATAGGCGTAACAAGGGATTGTAACCAAGCGTTGCAACCCCGTTTTTGTTTTTGCCCATTTTTATCCCCGTAGCTGGCTTTTCTTTCCCGGATGGATAAATTACACATTTCGCCCGAAAAAGTGGCTTAAATCGAAAATTCGACCAAAATAACTATCTTTTGAACCAAAAACAGAATTTTTTTGCCATTTTCCGATAAAATAAAAAGAAATTCTTTTGGTAATTAAAATAAAGGTTGTATATTTGCATTGTCAAACAACAACGACGGGGCGTTTGCCCCGAACAATTAAAAGAAAATCAAAATGGCAACAACAATTTACAACGGTTTATTATACACAACAAAAGAAATTAATCGCAATTTCCGCATTAAAATCAACGGTATTGTTGACGGTAAAAAGGTTAACAAGTTGTAGGCGTTAAAGGATTGATTGAATTGATTGGCGTTGAAATGGCTAATAAGATGTTGCGCCGTGCATTTAATGGCACCGATGATAAAACCGTTTGCAAATTGCGCAGAGGAATAAAGATAAGTTTCTATGTTAAATAATATCCGACCGGGCGGGTTCCCGGAACCAAATACAAATTCGTATGAGTTCAGAAAAAAGAAACAAGTTAAGCGAGATTTTCAAATTGGCGTGGCAGTTCGTAAAACGCAATGGTTATAAACTTTCAGAGGCTTTAAAATGTGCATGGTTGAACATTAAGTTGAAAGCCGAAATGAAAAAACGAATTGTAAAATTCTACTTTCAGAAAATAGACGGTTCATTGCGTGAGGCATACGGAACAATGAACCCGGACATAATCCCGGCACCAACCGGAACCCGTAAACCAGCCGACACGGTTCAAACCTATTTCGACACCGAAAAGCAGGAATATAGATGTTTCAAAAAAGCTAATTTAATTCGTATTGCATAAACAACGCCGGGGGAAACCCCGGCATAAAATAACAAAGACATGGAAAAGTACATTTTGACAAAGACCCAAAAGGGCAAAAAATACTTATATGAAGTTAAGGACGAAAACGGAAACGTTGTTTCAAAAAGGACGTCAACCCGTGATTATGTGGCGTGCAGCGTTAGCGGCGAATTTTATTTTGGTCGTTTGGATTTGGTAGGAAAAGGAGATTACGGAAAGCGATTGGCAGGGGCGCAAAAACGGGCTAATTATTCAACGTCCGTATATATGGCAGACCGTGAGGCGGCATTGAAAGAGGCACGACAATGTATTGCGATAGAAAGGCGTTTAGGCAAATCCCCGGAATGGTTGGAAACATACAAAGCGGATTTTTATAAAAGCATAGACGAACGTTTCCCAACAGACCCGGAAACAATAGAAAAGAAAGTTTCTGAAATTATCGAATACGGAAAACAGATGTTGAACGGACTTACAATTGCATATTTGAAATAATAAACAGCCGGGGAGCAATCCCCGGTTTAATACTTAAAAGCCATGCGGTACGCATTAAGAAAGCAGGATAAAATAAAAGCAGTATTGGGAAAAGAATATTTGGAAAACAATATTCTGCAAAGCCTAAATAAATACTTTGAAAACAGCGACAACGACCGGATATATTCAGACATTGAACCGGACGGGTACGTTACGGATTACGGCAACAAATACCCATTGTTGAGGATAAACGACGTTGCAAACAGCGACGCAATGTTAGAATTTGCCGTTATGGGGCAAATGTACGATGTATTGAATTTGTCTTATGTTGGTAGAATGAAAGGTTAAAATATGGACGTGATAATATTAATTTTCTTTGTATTATTAATTGCAACCCTATTATTGGGTATATGGCAAATAAAGAACCCTAAATTAAAAACCGCTGATGATTTAAGCGACGATTTGTGTTTATATTGTCCTTTGGATGATGACGAAAAAGGAACCCACGGCGTCCCAAATGGATATATAAGTTGTGAGGGGCGTTGTTGCCAAGAAGCGTATGAAATGTATATTGAGGAATGGACGGAATAACAAATTGTATGGAAAGTATAATAATAAAAGAAATTGAAATGATGTTGGAACTACCTTTGCACGAAAGACAAAAAGCGTATTTCCAAGACTTATTAAACGCCGCAAAGCCCGTTAAAATAGTTCCGGCGGCTGATGTATTGGAGGATTACGAATTGGACTACATACGGCACGTAATTAAGCCAAAGCCGAAAGAATGTTATCGAAATTCCCATTTACTTTGCGAGGCGTTCCCGGAACGGATTCTTTATTGTGAGGGAAAAACAAACGTCCCAATACCGATTGACCATGCGTTTAACAAGGTCGGCGACGCATATATTGACATAACATTTGAATTTGCGTTGCATGAAAACCCGTCAATATATGAGTACGTAACATTTGGAGAGTACGACGCAAAGACCATACGAAAAGCAGTATTGGAAACCGGATATTACGGCGAAATTTACAAATGGTTGTATTATCAGAGTAAGAAATAAAAAGCCCCCCGGCGTCATAAATCAATATGCACCGGGGGAATTTTACGCAGTAACCGAGAGCGATATTTGGTTGATGCGGTACCACAAAAATATATTGTTTGCCGTAAATTGCAAAACAACCCGCAAAAATAAATTTGAAATAAAAGTATTTATCTTTGGTAATTAAAGAAATATTTGTACCTTTGCATTGAAGTTAAGCCCACGCACGGGGATAGTGCGAAATAATATGAATATCAGAAAAGACAAAGAATTGAACATTTTGGCGAAAGCAGCCGGAAAGAAAGCAACAGAAGTTGAAACAATCATTGTAAATCAATTAATCCAAAAGGAAATGATACAAGACGACCCGAAATTTTGGGGATGCACTTTGTTTGATAGTATCGAACGTGACGTTCCGGTTTCTGATGTTGCCGGCATTATCAAAGCAACCGGAATTTCGGTTGTACGTTCCGAACATTTGGACGCATTTCTGAATTTGGTATTGGTCGGAAAAGGAGATTGCCCGGTATGTGGCGGAGAAATGGAAGTTACCGACGCCGATTATAAATGTTGCGGCGGCGATGGGTATTTAACCCCGTATGAATACGAACCGATATTTGAGGAAAAAACCTGCAAACATTGCGGACACGTAGAATAATAACCATAAAAATAAACAATATGAAATTAAGAGTAAATGAAGCAATCGCCCGTTCCGAGGCGAACGGAAAAAAGGTATTGAAAAAGGATATTGCAGCCCGTTTATTTGAGGGCGCAAGCGAAAGCGCACAGCAGGTAAATATGACAAATCTTTGCAACGGGACAACCAAAAGGATTGTGCCGGAATGGGTAGTAATAATTTGCGAAATGTGCGGTTGTTCCGCCGATTATCTGTTTGGAATGGAGGATTAAAACCATGAAAAAGAAGTTTATCGAAAAAATGGAAAAGATGGTTGATGTTTTCTTTTCCGATGCGTGGCAAGCAAAGGTTTTTGCAATGATATTTAGCATTTTCGGAGTAATATGTTTTATTGCCGGATTTTGGAATTATATCCATTTTTTGTTTTCTGCAATGTGTGGATTAATGGTTTATGTATTGTTTAACGAATTAAAGAGCAAATAACATGAGAGCGAAAAAGAAACAGCCGGAAAACCCGGAAAAAAGTATTGCAAACACAATGGGTAACGCAGTAAATGCGGTTAAGAAGTTGGCGGAAGCAATGGGACAATTGCCCGCCGATAAATTCCCGGAAATAAACGATGAACAACAGATTGTCCCCGGATTGGATGCCGTCGAAATAGAACAGCCCGCCGGGGCTTTTGAAATTGTGCCGGGCATGACGGTTGAGGAAATGACGGCAATGTTCTTTGATGGCGCATTAATCGAACCGCCGTATAAAGTATGGCAGCTAAACAGCAAAGGACACCGATATTATTACAAGTTTGACGACAACGGAACCCCGGAATTTTATCCGTCAGTTACAACCATATTATCGCAGACAATGCCAAAATCGGAATTTCTGATTAAATGGATTGCCGACAAAGGTATTGACGAGGCGGAACGATACAAAGCAGAACGGGCGGCGTATGGTACATTTATGCACGCCCAATTTGAGGAACTTATAATTAACCGGGTTTATGATTTGGACGGACTGAAAGCCAAATTAAAAGATTATATTGATAACAACAAATTGCCAGCCGATTTCATTTATTACGCTGATGATTTCAAAAAGGACATATTGGCATTTGCGCAATTTGTTTTGGATTATGACGTTAAACCGTTAGCCGTGGAAATTGCGTTGGTACACCCCGTTCATAATTACGCCGGAATGATTGATTTGCCGTGTACGATGTTATCAAAGCCCGGTTCAAAAGAATACATAAACGCAATTGTGGATTTCAAAAGCGGGCGCAAAGGATTTTACGAAGAAGCGGAAATTCAGTTGCATTTATATGCGATGATGTGGAACGAAAATTTCCCGGATATTCCGATTGACCGTGTTTTCAATTTCAGCCCGAAAGATTGGCGAAAGAAACCGACGTACAATTTGAAAGACCAAACAGACAGCCCGAACGCAAAGAAAATCCCGTATCTTTTGGAGTTGGCAGCAATTGAGGACGAAAAACGGGATAATACATTTACGGCGGTTTCCGGGGAAATATCATTGGATAACGAACCGGATTTGACAAACAATATTGTTTCGCTGACGTTGGCGGAACTTGTTAAAAGCAAAGCCCCGGCGGAAAAGAAAAAGCCGGAACCGGAAAAAGCCGTTACCGTTGAGGATTTGAAGAAAGACCCGGAACCCGAACCACAACCGGAACCGGAGGAAAAGAAAACCAAGACCGTAAAGAGAACCACACGAAAAACGGCAAAAACGGCGGAAAACAAGCCCGTCAAGGAAAAGAAAACCGCAAAACGTACAATTACACCAAAAAAAGAAAAAGTGGATAAAATCGAAGAAAAACAGCCTAAAAAGCCGGAACCCGTGACAAAGAAAGATTTGTTGAATACTGAAATTGATATTTGATTATGAAAGGACGTATAAACATAAACAGACCAACCACCGGCATACAACGTGTTGTTTTGCCACGTGTGGGGTTTATCAAAGTAGGGTACAAGGAAAAGGCGGCAAACGGCAAAGAATACCCAAAAAGCGTTGATTATTTTATACCAACCGGAAAGTATGCAGGATTGTTTACGAAAGCATACGGCGAGAAACCGCAAACAATACAGATTGTTTTCCCGGACGACGCCCCGGAAAAGGTTTGCAATGAAATGTACGAATACCGGGACGACGACGGGCGACGCATAGCATACGGCGACGGGGAAACGTTCTTTGTATGGAACGGAAAACAATATTGTCAATATAGTACAAAGGATTATCCCAATTTGATGGCGGGGGTTGCGGAAAAGCACCCCAACCGTGCCGTATTAAACGGCGGCGACGGATGGATTGTAACGTTAACCGTAACTTTTATTGTTCCGTTGGTTCGTGGCGTTGGCGGGGTATGGCAATTCACGACAAAGGGGACGGCGTCAACAATACCCAATATCCGTGATACATTCGACGCCATATTGGAAGAAAAGAAGTTTGTCAAAGGAATTATCTTTGATATGAACGTACAATTTGCAGTTTCTCAAAAGCCCGGCGACCGTTCCCGTTATCCGGTTGTTACGATTGTTCCAAACGAAAGTGAGGGAAATTTGTTTGCGGTAAAAGAATCTTTTAAGCCCGTACAGTTGGTGGAACAGAAATAAAACACTATATTTGCGGCATGAAACAAACGACTACCACCGTTTGCAAGATATTTGCTAATATTAGCACAAAGCCCGTTTTCCGGTGTGTGGTAGCCCGGAATTACGGGCTTTTTCATTCTATGAACGAAAGAAGTTATTTAATTTTAGATTTAGTACGTTCAAGGGTTTTAGATTTAAACCCAACGGAAAGCATTTTAGCGTCATGTTTCTTTGGTTTGTTGGCGCAAAATCCAATACAATATGCCGGGAAACCTTACTACATGGCAGATTATAAAAACATATCTGTTTATTGCCCGATTTTACCAAATAAAGTTGATACATTAAGGCGGCTTTATAAGAATTTGGAAAATTTGGGATTGATTCAAATAATAAAGATTGACAACCACGTTTGTTTTACCCCGTCGCAAATGTTAAGAGATTGGGGAACCGTTTACAAATCCGTTGAAGCGGAAAAAAATCCCGTTGAAGCGGAAAAAAATCCCGTTGAAGCGGAAAAAAATCCCGTTGAAGCGGAAAAAAATCCGCCATATATAAATAATATA